CACAATAAAAGCATATTTTTTGCGATTTATATGTAAAATAGCGTATATTTGCATTGTAAACACAAGAATAAATATCTACTTCTGCGAATTATATAGAACTCCTTAATATTCTGAACTTATGACTTATCCTGTTTTAGACATCGCCAATAAATTGTTGCTCAAAGCGACGGAATATGACGGAGGGGAGCTCATGTCCAACATGAAGCTGCAAAAAATGCTTTATTACCAGCAGGGGTATCATTTGGCAGCGTTCGGCACTCCGCTTTTTTCTGAAGAGGTCGAAGCGTGGATGTATGGCCCGGTCGTGCCTTGCGTTTACGAGCATTTCAAGAAATTCGGAGCGGGAGGAATCATCCCCGAAACCCAAACTCCCACCCTCTTGGTAGAGGAGGAAGAGGCTTTATTCTACGACGTATTCAATGCCTATATAAATTTCTCTGCATTAGGCCTCATGGAAAAAACTCACAATGAATCGCCGTGGCTGAGTACTCCGCGAGGCGTGGGGAACGTGATATCCAAAGACAAAATGCGGCGCTATTTCGAGAAGCAGTTGGCATGACTCATGAAGATCCGCAAGCAATCCCCGACTGAAAATGCCGTCGGGTGTGAGAATCACATATCGTTCGGCTTTGCCTATCTCCATGATGTAAGCTATACCGACTGCAAAAAAGTATCTTTTTTCATCGACTATTTACAAAAGATACGCGGGAAAGCCCACGACTTCAGTCGTGGGATGAAAGCGCCTCAATGTTTTTTCTGATTCTCGATATATCTGATTATGGTATCAGCCGAAATATATCCGACAGACTCGCAGAAATACGAACGCGTCCACAAAGACGGCAGACGGGAGCACAGCTCTGCAAATTCCTCACGCAAAACTCGCGATGAATACCCCTTAAACTGCTGCACAAGAAAATGTGGAGCGTATGTGGGCTTTGACTTGACAAAGATGTGGATATGGTCAGGCATCGTTTCCATCTCCACAATCTCCACTTCAAGCTCATCCGCCTTCTCGCGTATCAGTTCTTTGAGTCGTGATTCTATCTCGGAGGTAAGGACTTTTCTACGGTACTTGGTACACCAAATTAGATGAAATCCAAGATTGTAGACACAGGTTTCACTTGCCGAATATCTCTTTTTTGTAGTCATGTATTTATTATTTGTATTGCAGATGTCGAATATTTTCATTAACTTTGCAACAAAGATATAACAAAAGATGATAGCATACAAATATAAATTGTATCAGACCAAGCGGACAAAGCATTTAGACGCGATGCTCCGTGAGGCATCTTTTGTCTGGAATCACGCTCTTGCGTTACAGAAAAGGTACTATTCGCTCTTTGGTAAGTATATCTCAAAGAATGCGATGCAAAAACACTATGCGAAGAGAATTAAGCGAACTCTGCTTCATTCACAGACCACGCAAGAAATCATCGAACGCCTTGATACTGCATATCAGAGGTTTTTTAAGAAATTAGCGAAGCGACCTCCTAAATTCAGAAGAGCAATAGACTTCTACTCTATTGTCTATAAACAGGGCGGTTTCTCTCTAAATGGAAATGTCTTGACGGTCAATACGATTAAGAAGCGTTTCAAATTTTCTTATTCGCGACCTTATGAAGGCAGGGTTAAGCGAATAGCAATCAAGCGTTCACGACTCGGGGAATACTATCTGATAATCACAACGGACGCAGAGCCGAAAGCGTACGGAAAGACACATGATGGTGCATCCGTAGGCATTGACTTCGGCTTAAAGACCTATATGACCTTATCGGACGGTACGACCGTGAGGAATCCACTGTTCTTGAAATCCGACCTTGACAACGTTAGGCGCAAATCCCGCTCGCTATCCAAGTGTAAGAAAGGTTCAAACAACCGACAGCGCAGACGCAAGGATGTGTGCCGCGAGTTTGAGAACATCACTCACAAACGCGAGGATTTTCAGTGGAAGCTCGCACATGAGTTGTGCCGCAAATATGATTATATCTTCATTGAAGATTTATCGTTGCACGGCATGACGCGGATGTGGGGACTCAAGATGTCGGATTTGGCCCATGCGGAGTTTGTCGGCAAACTTGAATGCGTCACACGGAAGTATAGCGTGACAGTTCACAAGATAGACCGATTCTATCCGTCCTCAAAGACTTGCGAGTGTGGATATGTGAACAGAGAATTGAAACTTAGCGACCGCGAATGGGTATGTCCCGAATGCGGTAAGGTAAACGACCGCGACCTCAATGCGGCTGAGAATATACTTCGGAGGGGCATCTCCGAATTGTGGAGCGGGAGTAAGACCGTATCTGATACGGCGTCCCGCGCTTGCACACAAGAATCCCACGCGCTTTAGTCGTGGGAGTATGTCAAAGCGGCTCAAAAAAATATGCGGAACTGACTGGAAAACGGTTAACATATCGCAGCGTCATGCGATCGGTTGCGAAAAAATCCCCGTAACTGCCATAAAGAAAGATTTAAAATTAACTCGGGAGGTTACGTTTCTGTTGGCTTTTCGCGCCACAGGAGACAACCACGCCTTTCTTGGGTTCAGAGATGGTAACATTTTTCAGGTTGTCTATATAGAGGCTGAATTTGGAGATATATATAATCATTAATGTGATAAACCGAGGTTTTGCCTCGGTTTTTTCGCTTTTTGTTTCGCAAATTCAAAATGAATGCGTATATTTGCAATGCCAAACGTTCGTCATCTGACGACAAAGAACATATTGAAGTAGTTCCGCGATAAAGCGGGTCTTTCTTGTGGTGTCATCTCTTTGAGATGGCGGACGTTTGGCGACGAAAACAAGAGAGGCTCGCCTCTTTTTATATACTAATTTAAAACTTTCAGACCATGCCAAACGTCCCTGAAAGCGGCCCCAAGACGCAAAGCGTCCGGCCTGCCGTTCCGCCTACGACACAGGCGCCCTTTACCTACAAGTATCTAAGCGAAAGCGCCCTTTTGCGCGCGATGTGCGCCCACGATTTTGCGAAGAAAATTTGCAAAGTCAGAAACTTTGCGTATCTTTGCAGTGCCAGAACGATGCTATTGCATCACAAAAGTACATATTCAAACGCGATAAAGCGTTGTCCCTTGTCCACTTCTGCTCATGCAGTAGTGTCGTTCTGGCGAACAAATAGGGGCAACGCCTCTTTTTACATACCTATTAACTAACTTTTGATGACATCATGCCAGAACGAATCAAAGGTATCGGCCCGAAGTACAGTACGGCTGTTACGCCTATTTACAAATCTTTAAGCAAAAAGTTTTTGCTGAACGCCGAATTCTCCGACACACCAAATACCTACCTTATCGGTATCGACGGTTTGACCTACGAAAAGGTAAAGGTCGAGACGTCGCTCACCTATGACGAATATCATCCTCTGATGGCCGTGGGTCGTGCTGTAATTGAGTTCCGTGATAGCTATTCTTTTGCTCATATCACCTATATCAAGGTCCAGCAAAAGGTGCAGAAATAACCGCTAAATCAGTACATTATGAAAGAGTTTCAGATTATCGAGGTGAATAGCCTCCGGCTACGCCTTTACGGTAAAGTGTGGCGGTTTTGCTACCGCTTGCGGACCAAAATCCGGCGCATTCAAAGCAAGGCTGTCTACAATGCGTTACGGACAGAAAACAGACCCCGCCTCTATCGGATCAAAATACGTTAGGTTATGGCAGAGCTTATCACATTCGTAATGTTCGCCGTGGTAACAGTGGCGGTATTCAGCTGGGTGTTCTCCAACGAACGCCGTAAACAGAAAGTCAATCGGATGTTGAATGATTTATTCGAATAGCGATATGGAGGTATATCATCAGACAGCTCAACCAATGATCTTCATTGATGGTGTGGAATACGGCGACTATCCTTCAGTGGCGTGGGATAAGGTTCCGCCGGAGGTGGACGAACCGGAGGAGGAGACCGAGGTTATCGACGAAGAACTTCAGCCGTCGACATCGAAGGCAATCCACATCGGAGAGCGAATCTATAAAGCTCTTGCCGAGCAGTTGCGCGAGATCATCGAGGTACAGGACCAGTGCAGCACGACAATAGAATTGCCCGATGGAGAAATTACCTGCCGGTTTACTTTAACGGCATTCATCTATCGTGAAAACGTTTCAGCTCCCGATGGGATTTGGAGCGAGGTAAAGGATGTTGTGCCCGTATGGTGGGAACTTCACACATACGTCGGTCCCGATATGGTCGAGAGGCTGAACGATGCAACGTTCGACAAGTTGAAAACATTTCTTATTCATTGATTTCAAGACAATATAGAATATTTATGAAAACACGTATTGAAGTAAAAAGTCTGGACACAGGCAAAGTGGTTTCCAGCCACGAGGAGAACCGCCGGATGACGGCCAAGGAAATTGAACGGGCGAAACGCGATTGCCTGCGCTATCTCGATCCGAAGAAAGTGTCCACCCCGAAAGTAACCTATATCGACTGACGGCTATGACAGAGCTCAAATCGCTTAATTCGACGCAACTGGATGCCTTATCCCGACCGCTTCCGGATGAAGCGGTCAGCCCGCATCCTACGAAAAAATATTTGTCGTCGATTAAATCCATATACGTTACCGAACGACTGAACGAAGTGTTCGGAGTAGGAAAATGGCGTATTGAAACCGAGATCATCGAACGAGCCGACAAGATGGTCGTCGTGAAACTCAAATTTTCTATTCCCGACTACGGCATTTATTACGAGTGTTACGGCGGGAATGACAATTCCGACTTGGGAGATGCCTACAAAGGCGCCACGACGGATGCGATCACGAAGGTCGCATCATGGTTGGGTGTTGGTGCCGATGTGTTCAAAGGAAAGCACGCGCGGAGCGGAATGCCGCAGAAAACGGACCGCAATTCGCAATCACCGACCGCTGCTCCGGTAAAGAAGCGCATCACGCCGGAGATGCTGGCGGACGAGATCATGTGCGATTCGCTGCTCAAGTGGGCCTATAATGCCTATACGACGTCGGGATACTCCCAAACGTTCGACGCAGGAGCGAAACTGCTCAAATCTTACGATGCCGACGCCGATGTCGTGGAACGTTTTACCGCACTATTCGAATCCTATCGGCAAGCTCGTAAAAACGCCAAATAATCATGGACGCACAGATTATACTGTTACGGGAAACGGCTTCGGTCGCCGAGTTGGCCGACCGGGCTGTTTCGGCCGTGGTGAACGGAGAGGTCGATCCCATTACGGCGCATATCAATATGAGCCGTGTAGAGGCTGCGATTACACAGTTTAAGAGTAACCCGCAGGTCCGGGACATTACGTTGCGGGAGCTTTCGAAGTACGGCAAGTCGCACATCTTCGGCGATTGTCGGCTGGAAGAGGCCGAATCGGGCGTGAAATACGATTATTCGATGTGCGGCGACAGCAAGCTGGCGGAAATGTACAAGACGCTGGAGGCGGTCAAAGCCGACATCAGGGAACGGGAAACGATGCTCAAATCGCTGCCGAAGTCCGGCATGGCCGATCCGGAGACCGGAGAGATGGTTTATCCGCCCGCCCGCAGCAGTAAAACAATTATCAAAACAACATTCAAAAAATACTAATCATGTCGGATTTTATCAATGTATCGATCTGCGTGTCGGATATTCCGCGGGATCGGATCAAGCAGGGCAACAATGGCAAAAAGTACATCAACGTATGCGTATCGACCCTTCGGGAACCGGATGTCTACGAGAACACGCATTGCGTATTTATGCAGCAGACGAAGGAAGAACGCGCGTCGAAAGCCAACAGAATCTTTATCGGCAAAGGCAAGGCCGTGAATTTCGCGCCTAATCCGATTACTCCCGAATCCGTGGAACAGATGCCTCCGGCCGATGAGGTCGACGACCTGCCTTTCTGATGTCTGAAGAGTATGTACGAGCTGACGACCGCAGAGGTCCGGGAGGCGATTTGCATCCTGCGCGATCTCCCGAGGAATCGGGGACAGACCCCGATCCTCACCATCAAAGAGCAGAATGCACTGCGTAAGGCAGCGCTACTGTACCGCAAAATTCAAAAACGTCATGACAAGAATAGAACAAATACGCAAGGAGGCTGAGGACATTCAAAGTATGTTGGAATGTCTGAATGACATGGCCGACATCAACGCGATGCTCGGACGACTGGACCAACTCGGCGTCTACTACGCCCGCAGCGGGGAGTTACTCGCCGAAGTTGCCGGAATGCGCGATGCCGCGATGGCGAAATTGTTCCACGATGAGAAAGAGACGATTTTAAGTTTGTCGGCGTCGCTGGCCGTGAAGTTGGTGAACAGCTCGGCGGCAGAACTGAACGCACTGGAGAAGTGGCTCGACCGCATCAATGCGGCATGCAAACACCAGTGCGACAACCTGCGCACGATGATAAGTTACGAGAAAGAACGATTGAAATTGTAAATATCGACAAATATGTTTGCCCAACATTATCACATAGTAGATTCGGATGAAGATTCGGATTTGAGAGAGGTGGAGGTATATTGGAATACCGATTCAAATATCGTAATAAGGGAGCCAGAAAATGATAGAGATTATTTCTTTAACCTTCTTGTTTTAACTCCCGAAATGGCAAAAGACCTGATTCATGTATTGAGTGAAATGGTTGCGAGATGTAGTGATTAGATAAAAGGCTATGACATGGCGAGCAACAAGACCGGATTGAGCTATTACAGCGTCGATACGGATCGGTATATGGATATTCGCATCCGGCGGCTTGTAAAGGATCACGGGTGCAGGGGTCTTGCTGTTTACGACTATTTGCTTTGCGAGGTGTACCGGGTACAAGGCTGTTTTGTTGCGTGGGACGAAGTGACTGCCTTCAACGTGGCCGAATATCTTGGGCTGAAGGAATCGAATGTTTTTGAGATTGTGAGATACTGCGGTGATGTGGGGCTTTTTAACAAAGAACTGCTCTCTCGTGGGGTCATCACGTCGGCATCCATCCAACGGAGATACCTCGAAATGTGCAACCGGTCAAAACGCAAGATTGCCAAAATTCCGGAAGAATGTCGCATTATTCCGGAAGAATCGCAAAAAACTCCGGAAGTTTGCGGCAAAGAAAGAAAAGAAAGAAATATATCTTCTCCTAACGTCGAAGATATACCCCCTCAATCCCCCTTTCGGGGGGAAGCGGCTGTCGGACCATCGCCCGAAGGCGATAGGCCGTCTCCGGAAAGAAAAGAAAAAGTTGCGCGAAAAAGAAAAGAACTCAACCTCTCGGCTGTCGGACCTTCGTTCCAACCCATCGTGGCGGATTGGCTTGCATATAAGTCTGAACGCGGACAGACCTACCGGCAGCGGGGCTTCGATGCCTTCTATGCGCATCTGCTCGAACTCTCCTCCGGAGATGCCGGAAGGGCCCGTAAGATTGTCGAACAGTCGATGGCCAACAATTGGGCGGGGCTGTTTCTACTGAAAACATCGAATGACCATGAACGAAGTACAAAGAATCGCACCCCAACGCCTGATGAACTCGCTTGCGCCGTCGCCGAAGGATGGGCTCGCGCTCACACTCGCCAAGAATGGGAGTGAGGAAGTGTCCGTATTCGCAGGGCCTCCGGCATCTGCGGCCCATATTGCCGCATCCATGCACAAGCTGTCCGTGTGTTTCCCCGATATGACGAAGGAATTCTTCTCCATTCTCACCGAACGCATCAGCAAAACGGGAATGAGCGACGCACGGCTGGACTATGCCGTGAACAGGGTGCTGGACACGTTTACATACAAGCAGCTGACAATCGCCGACGTGCTGAGCCTCGATGTGAAGTGCAGGGTGATGTCGTATGCCGAGATGTGCAACGACGCAGCGAAGCGGGGAGCCTCCACGGACGATTACGCTCCGCTAAGGATCGGCGATGCCGACAAGCCCGTATGGGTCTTGAAAGTCGACAAGATACGCTACCGTCTGCCCGATGCGCTATGAGACACCTCGAATCGACCTTACAACGCGCCTTCGTGCGGTGGTTCCGTCTCCGTTACCCTGATTACGCCCTGAATCTGACGAGCGTTCCGAACGGCGGACTGCGAAATAAGACTGAAGCGGCCCTCCTGAAAGCAGAAGGAATGACGGCCGGTGCAGCCGATCTATTGCTGCTCGTACCTCGGGGCTGTTACGGTTCGTTAGGATTGGAATTCAAGACGCTTTCGAAAGGCAGCCGCCAAAGCGAGGCGCAGAAAACATGGCAGCGTTCTTTCGAGCAGGCGGGAAACAAATACGTGATTGTTCGCACGTTGGAAGAAGCAATGATGGTTACTGAAAACTATTTGAATTTGTAGCAAATGAAAAGATACACACAAGCAGAGTTCGATGCGTTCGAACGCGATGAAAAAGGTGTTAAATATTGCCCCACGGGCGACTATTCGCAGATCGAGAACTTCGGGAGGCAGTGCAATTTCGGGAAATGTTGTCGTTTCGGGAAGTATTGTTGTTTCGGGAAGTGTTGCAGCTTCGGGGAGCAATGCAGCTTTGGGGAGATGTGCTGTTTCGAGGACTGGTGCATCTTCGGGGAGTGTTGCCGTTTCGGGGAGCGGTGCATCTTCAGGGAAGAATGTATTTTCAGGGAACAGTGCATCTTCGGGAAGTGTTGCAACTTTGAGGTGTATTGCAGTTTTGGGAAACGGTGCATCTTCGGGGAGCGGTGCAGTTTCGGGGCGCTGTGCAGTTTCAGGGAGTGTTGCAGCTTCGGGAAGCAATGCAGCTTCGGGGAGCAATGCAGCTTCGGGGATCGGTGCGATTTTGAGGGAATCGGCCGCGCGAAACCGGGTTATCCTTTCGCCGCGTGGATAGGTTCCGGATCACGCAAGGGCAGCAAAACCTACTTCTTTAATCTCGAACAGGGTGTTTACGTCCGCTGCGGGTGCTTTTCGGGTACCCTGTCCGAGTTTCGGGAGAAAGTTCGGGAAACACACGGCACGGACGGTCTGGCCGGCGAGTATCTGGCTATTGCGGACCTCGTGGAACGGAAATTCGCGGAATGACACACGCATCGTTATTCAGCGGTATTGTTCCGCAGGTTGCGCTGCGGATATTCGAAACGATCGATAAATACGAAAAGAAATGACGAATCAAGTAACAAGCATCGAGCAGTCGAAGCGGCTGCTGGAGCTGGGCGCACCGGCAGAGATGGCCAGCATGGTGTGGGACATCACGTCCCCTGCGCCGCATCCGGTACTGAAAATATGGGATACGGAGACAAAGCACCGGCAGGCGGTGCACGCGGGCCATATCCCGGCTTTTACGGCCAATGATCTGCTGGGAGCGTTACCCGGTTGTTGCCGGATGCCCGACGGAACATGGATCAATATGGAGATAGAGATGTATGGGGGGTATCTGGCGCCTCTCGTACTTCCGGATAGCCTCTGGAAGCGATGAGATACTATGTGGCGGCGCAGGGCGGGAATACCTCTTTAAGCAGGAATCGACACAGGCCATGGACCTGCTGTACGGGGCGGCCGAGTGGCTTTTATCCAACGGGTGTAAATTGAGACTATGAAGAAGATCATGTTCAACGACCGCTACGGGCTGACGCAGGCGGTCATCGAGGGGCGAAAGACCATGACGCGGCGGATAGTTCGCAATCAAGAAGAATACTACGAACTACGGTGGTTTCAGCCCTATGTCACACGTGAAAAAGCGCTGTACGGTTATGATGATTTGAGAGGTGGGATATGGGAAGTAATATGGCCGGCATACGTCATGCATGAAGTGGTGGCCGTGGCACAGAGCTATAAAGACCTCGGTTATTCCGACTTTGCTTTGGACAGAGACCCTAAAGACGTACAGCATGTTCGAGGCACGCTGAAACAGTCGGCGGGGTGGGACAATAAGCTGTTCGTTCGGGCCGAAGCCTACAAACATCGCATCCGTATTACGGACGTTCGCTGCGAACGGTTACAGGATATTTCATACGCTGATTGCCTAAAGGAGGGTATTCGGCCTTCTTTCAGTGAATCCGTAGGCATCGGCAAGTATGGATATATAGATGACCGGGGAACCGGCTTATGGTTCGACACACCCCGTGCCGCCTTCGCCTCGCTGATCGACAAGGTTTCCGGCAAGGGTACTTGGGACGGCAACCCGTGGGTGTTTGTTTACGAATTCGAATTGTTGGGATGAAAACAAAATTATTGAAGCGCCTGCGTCGTGAATTCGGCCGATATTATCCGACGCCTGTACAGGATATATTCTACAAGCTGTGCTGTTTGAAAGACGTCAAACGCTGTTATATACAGTCTCGTGTTCGAGCGATGCGCCATCGCCGGTTGACCGCAACTATTATACAAACGATATTGTGTATCGTTGTAAGTGTGTCGGCTATGATCGTTTCGTTCATACGACACGACTGGACGGCCGGCATAGCGTGGTTCTGCGCTTTGGTAGCATGGTGGGTAGTATTCATTTACGAAAAACAAGCCTGACATTATGGATCTTTTCTCTTCGAATAACATTGAAATATCCACAGGAAGGCGGAGGTCGCGGCAGGCGGCACATGCCGATTACGAAGGTTTCGTCGAAAAGTTTAAGCCTAAGCTGACGACGGACGACTGTTTTACTCCCCCTGCGGTATATGAATCCGTGTCGGAATGGTTGCGCCGGAATGCGCCCGTCGGCGGCCGTCCGATCGTTCGCCCCTTTTGGCCCGGCGGCGATTACGAACATTTCGATTATCCCCCGGATTGCGTGGTGGTGGACAATCCTCCCTTTTCGATCATTTCGGGCATCGCGCGTTTTTACCAAAGGCATGGAATTTCGTTCTTTCTGTTCGCCCCGCATCTGACACTGTTCGGTGCGCAGGGTATCGACTGGACCTGTCTGCCGATAGGAGCTCCCGTAACATACGAAAACGGTGCGGTGGTGAACACTTCGTTCATCAGCAATTTGTTCGGAAACCTCCGTATATGGGGCCCGTCCGAATTGAGGGCTGCGATCCTTGCAGCCGATAAGCAGGCGACGAAAACGGCGATTCCTAAATACGAATATCCGAATAATGTCATTACAGTCGGTCGCGTCGAGAAAATCATAAAACGCGGCATAGACGTTCGTATCGACGGCAGAAGTCTCCGAAAGATTGCGGCGCTCGATACGCAACGGAGGTGCGGTAAGAGCATTTACGGCGGTGGTTTCCTCTGTTCGGATGCTGTGGCCGATGATCTTGCAGCAAAGGAGCTTGCAACAAAGCGGGAGGCGATTGCATGGAAACTATCCGAGCGGGAAATGAAAATTATAGAAACCTTAGAATAGCGGGATTCTCGCAAAATATCGAAATGATTATGAAAAGTAAAAAGGCTAATGGACGGGGAATGAAATATCAATTCAACGAACAGGATCTTTTATCCTTGTTCTATGACAAGGAAAACGATATGCGACCGGATATGGCCGCCCCGTACCTCAAAAACGGGTATGTATGTGCTACCGAAGGTCATATCATGATCCGCATCAAAGCAGAAACGCTGAACGGGGAATACAATGAAATCGACAGTCTAAACATAGACTTGCCGGCTGATAACTGCAATTTTATTATCGGCCTGCATGACATCAAAACAGCGATTGCAAGTATTCCCCAAGTCGAGGAAAAGGAAAAGGTCGGCAAAGATATAGAATGCAAGGAATGCGACGGAGCGGGTGAAGTCGAATGGGAATATCGAGACAAAAGCGGGCGTTATCATCATAAATATCTCGATTGTCCCAAATGTCAAGGCGATGGATGTATCTCGCGTGTGAAATACAAAAAGACAGGGCGTATGATCCCCGATGGTGATTGCCCGATCCGAATCAGACGCATCGTCATTAAAGTCGAGTTTCTCGAAATATTGGGGCGAGCAATGGAAATCATCGGAGTAGATAAAGTCCGATGCGTTCATCAAGAACCTACTCAACCTTGTATCTTTCGGGTCGATGACAATATCGAAATTATCATTATGCCTTGTTTGGCAGTGGCCGATTATAGTATTGAGGGGAGGGACGCCGAATGAAACAGCTTCACATTGATTTCATATGTATTATATACCCGCAAGGCTATGACCGAGGAGATTGTCGAATATTTCAAAATAGATGATCTATGAAAACATTAAAGCTCAAAACAGATTACGAAAAAGCTTGTAACGCCTATCTGCAAGCCTTCTGCGAGAAGCACGACTACGACTATGAGGATGCCCGCCGCAGCTGGGTCGGCGGAGAAGTCGGCGGGATTACCGAATGTTCCGACTTATCCGTTAAAATGAACGACATCATCGTCGACATAGACATGGATGCCCCGAAAGAGGCGTTTATACGATATTACGATTACTGTTTGCGAGTGGGCAGTATCGCTTGCGGTATGATTAGTTTGCCGAATTACCGCAGTTGGCTTATGGGCTGCCCGCGAATGGACGAAGCGCAGATCGTCCGTCTGGAGGAATTGCAAAAAGACATGCGCCGGGCGGAAAAGATTCTGAAGGACGAAATCGAGCGGCAGGCAATAGTCGAATAACAAAAAAGAGGCAATCCCGGAGAATCACCCCTGACACCGATACAAAGGTAGTGATTTATTCGGGATATGCAAATGGGACGAAACAGAAAACACGAACGCGGGGGCGGGGCACGGGACGATTCCGAAATATATGTCAGTTACTCACGGGTTCGGTTACTCGAAATGATCGTCGTCCGGGAGGCGAGAATGGGCGTAAGTTGCGGACACGATTTCCCTGTCGGTTCAAAAGAGAGAGCCGATATTTGCCGGAATTGCGGTAAGAATTCAAACGAATAATAGGAAAACATATTGACGGGAGGCAGCTGGAGCTGTTTTTTTATTTGAAGGATATGGAGAACGAACTTTTTGAGCGAATCATGCAAGGTGCCGTAGATAAAGTGATGATTACTATAAGCGCATCCGATCTTCAAGAATTTGCGGCTAATATAGCGGAAGGCGTAGGGCTTCGATATGCAGAGCAGACGGTTTCAAGAATCCGAGCAGTGATGGGGGACAAAATGCTATATTGCACGAGAAAGGAAGCAATGGAAAAACTCGGCATCAAATCCAGTGCAACGTTGCCCATGTGGGAAGAAAATGGGTATCTTATTCCTTGCAGGGTTGGAGGAAAAAACTTATATTCGTTGGAGGATATAGAGCGCATTAAAAAGCAACATGGGAAATAACATACCGCCAAAATATCGCCAAATATCAAAAAATAGAACTGAGAAAACGTTGATAATAAGTGTTTTCTCAGTTTTATTGGTAGCGGGAGAGAGACTTGAACTCTCGACCTCATGATTATGAATCATGCGCTCTAACCAGCTGAGCTATCCCGCCAATCTTTCGAAGCGAGTGCAAAGGTAATAGAAATTTTCGGACATGCAAAATCTTCGGCCGGAATTTTCACGGAAAATTTCCGGAACGTACCTTCGTACTCTCCGAAGAGACGCTTCTCGTTCCGCACGGCCGCAAAAGAGCCTGTGCCGCTTCGACTCAGGCATGAACGGCCTGCGACCGCTGCAAAGGCGGATTGCCGAAGCGTTTCGTTAAACCGGGTGCGGTGCCGGACGCCTGTCCGGGCTCGGCCGAGGCGAAAAACGGAAGAAAGACATTCAGCCGTTTCGTAAAGTTGTGCACAGAGCCGGATGCCGGTTCGGGCTCGGCCGAGGCGGGAAGCGGACGGAGGCAATTCGTTTTTGCAGACGGAGACGATCTGCGGAGTTTTCCGCTGTCGCAGCCGCCGCGGACGGCGACACACTCCGGACTTTTCGCAGAGCGGCGCCCGGCATTCGGCCGTGTGCGCGCTCCGACTGCACGGACGGCAGGCGCACCTCCGCCGTGTCCGGGCGGAGCAGGGAGGCGTATGTGGTCTCGGTGCGCATGCACCGGCCCGGCGTGCACGGCACGTTCCGGCCGCCTCCATCTGCCGAAGAGCGCGATCCGAGAAACCGCCGCGGGGCAATGCGGCGGACGACATGCGTCCGGAAGTTCGTTTCCATACGGGCTGTTCGGAGGCAGGGCGGGGCGGGAGACACACCCGTTCAAAGCAGCATTTTGCGCAATTCGTCGCAACTGGCCTCGGGCTCCCCGTGGCGGAACAGGCGGGTG